GCTTGAACTCTGCACATCCTCCGCGAACAAGTGGTCGACGCCTTCTTCGGCCTCACCTTCGACAAGATTCGGTTCGGACACCTGTGAGGCAGAAACCAAATCGTCCGCAAACAGCACATGAATTTGCGTGACAACCGGCGTGGTGACGTTGGAGGCAGACAGCACGTCATCGGCTAACAGCGCATGAACCTGTCCAAGCGAGGGCGCTGACACCGAAGTCGCAGAAGCTACGTCATCAGCCTGCAAGCTATGAACTTGCCCTAGCGCCGGTTCCGTCAAGCTCGACGGCGAGGCGACGTCATCAGCCAGCAGGCCGTGAACCTGACCGATGGCGGGGACAGACACGCTTGACGCTGATGCAACGTCTTCTGCCAGCAGTTCGTCTACAGTGTCGGCTTCTTCGGCCAACTCCGGGGCACTGACACTCGACGCAGACAATATGTCATCGGCGTCCAGTGCGTGAATTTGCCCGATTGCTGGCGCTGTTACCGATGAAGCAGAGGCAACATCAGTAGCATTCAGGACATGCGCCTGCCCCACGGCCGGGGCGCTTACACTAGACGCAGATGCGACGTCATTGGCTAAAAGTGCATCTACAGTCGAAATCGTAATGCGCGGCGTGACCGAATAGGTCATATTCGTCGTCGCGCCGTTCAGAAGAACCCGGAAGTCGATATTCTTCCCATGTGCCACGTCGCCGGGCACGACTTCGAGCGTGTAAACAAACTCAGTGAAATTGTTCGCCGTTATTTGGCGGTCGGTTATCAACCCGTTTTCCGCAATCTCACCGGCAACGAAACTGCCGCCGCCGTCACTCAAGGGATCGTTGGCGCGATTTGTGGTTGTCCCCGCGTCGGTCAGATTTGAACTGTTGAATCCTTTGACAACACTCGACGTCGTTGTGACGTTTGTAAACGCGCCACCGTCATAGGAGTATTGAAGCTGATAATCGTCAGTGGTGGCGCCGGAAATTGAGCCAGCGCCCGTCTCACCCAATCCGATACGAAGAATATATTGTTTTGTGCCGTTCGGCTTGACCGTCAGCGCAGAGTTTTCAGCGGCTGCCGCCGTTCCGGTGCTTTCCGACCCGTCGTCGTTATAGAAGCGGTAAGCTCGCTGCGTCAGCGCGAATACGTTAGTCATCAGGTCGCCTCTCTAACGGCGCCCCGGCCGATTTCGGTGGCAAGTAGTCATCGGCGTCCAGACGCGCATTCAAGGCGTGCCATTGATCGTCAGGAACCCATAATCCCTGCACTACCTTCTTCCATCCCGGCGCAGCCAGATAGGCGTCTAGGTTATTCATCCCCGCCCAAAACGTCGGCCAATAGCCGTAATAATCGAAGTTGGTCCGATAACGCCGTCCGGTGTTGTATGGACCTGATGCCATATCCTCGAATGCCACAACGAGCACGCCGCTATAGGGCGCGTTCTCAACCGGGCCGTCGCAATCAGAGTAGGTTTGACCGTCGGCGTAATAGATACGCCAGCGCATCCTTAAGCCGCGTCGGCTATCGTTATGGAAATGGCGTCGAGTGTGAACGTGTTGCCAGACGTAACAGCTTGAGAAGCAGATAAAGCTCCCGTCGCAATCAAAATAGACGACCCGTCTGTCAGCGCCCAATGGGTTACAGTGCCGGAACCCGTAACAGAGCCGTCAGTGATCGCAGGAACGATAACGCGGCGACCGTTCGATGCGCCATCCTGCGTGGCGCCAGTGTTTACGGTCTTATTGCCTTTTGTATAAGTGCTGGTGGCCTCTGCGTAGGTCGTCGGCTCTTGAGTGCAAATGTCGATGCGCGTGCCGTTGGTGTCGGCATAGTCAAGACCTTGGTCGAACACTTCGTCATTGATGTATGCCATTTTTATTCCTCGATTCTGTCTGCCTTCGCATCCTTGCCATCACGGCCCTTCTTGACAGCAAGCCGCCATGCTTTCCCGGTCCCGGGCTTTTCCACGTTGTCGTCGACTTGGGAAATCCAGCCTGACCCCGCGAAGCTGACGAAGTCGCCCAAACCGTATTCGCGGCTTTGCGTCCAAACGCCCGCATCAACGATGCTTGTGCCATCCTTGCCAGCAGGGCCAGCAGGACCGGCAGGGCCAGGGGGGCCACCAGGGGCGCCGTCACGTCCATCACGGCCGGGGGTGCCATCCTTGCCGACAACCCGCCCGAGCGTCTTTGTCTCGCCGTCTGTGAAGGTCAAAACGATGCGCCCTTCGCTGTCGATGATTGCGTCGGAAATGCCGCGACCGTCCAGTCCGGCTGCACCGTCTTTGCCGTCGATTCCGGGGGCGCCCTGCGGCCCTATAGGGCCTTCTGGACCGGGGACGCCTTGAAGGCCCTGGTCGCCCTTCTCACCTTGCGGACCAGGCTGACCGTCTTTGCCTTGCGGCCCTGTGGGGCCTTGTTCGCCCTGCGGACCTGTCTCGCCTTTCTTGCCATCGACACCAGCCTTCCCATCGGCGCCGGGAAGGCCCGGCTCGCCATCCTTGCCGTCGACACCATCCCGCAGCGATGCCAGCCGTTCGGTCACACGCCTTTCCTGCGCGGCGAAGAAGTCGGCGACCTGAGACTTCAGTTCGGCAAAGAACGCCCGGGCCTCGGCAGCGCGAACCGCTTCAGCCTTCTCGAAATCCCGCTGCACTTCCGCAACGACATGGCCGAGGGCTTCGGCCAATGCGTCAGGCAGCAAGTCGTCTGACATGGCGAAGGATTTGCTTTTTGCCCCGTTCGACTTTGGCTTGCCGTTCGCCTTCGCTGCTGCTGTCGTCATTTTCAGAGTCCTCCTGCCCCGGCTGCGCTGCGGGTGCGGGCGATGGGGTTGCCGAGCCGAAAGGGTTGTCTTGCTGGTCGCGCTTATCGAGCGCCGACAAGCTATAGTTCTGCTGTTGCAGGTAGGGCGTATCACCGCCCTTGACCGGCTTAAGATTGAAAGCCGCGCGCGCCTCGTTAGGCGTCCTGAACCCTGCCTTGATGCCTTCGGCTTCCGCCTTGACCTTCGTCGCCGTGTCCATCTGCAACAGTTCGGCAAGGTCGAACTGCGTCGCATATTTCGACGGAAGCGCCAGCCCTTCGTCAAGACAGGCTTCCACGGACTCAATCAACACCTGTAGGCATTGCGAATAATACTGCGTCACCAGGGCTTCGACGTTGTTATAGGTCGGCGCCCCGCCGATGTTCAGCATATAGGAAGGGACGCCAAACGCGCCCGCAATCGTTTCTGCCGACCATTTCAGTTGCTCGATAAGCTGCGCGTCGGTCGCCGTGACCGCCATCGCTTCGTATTTCAGGCCATCGCCAAGGACTGCGACCTTGCCGACATTCTTGCCGCTGAAGTTGGTTTCCCATTGTTCCTTCAGCCGCTTCGCAAGCTCGTCGGGGATTGTCGCGGGCGCGGTCAGGATGCCGCCCGGCTGTGAGTTGTTGCCGAAAAACTGCGCGCTGTTCTTCTGAATGTTCAGGCCAGCGACCGCGTTCAGGCCAGCCGCGCAAAGCGGGGACAATCCGCAAAGCGGGTGATAAAGCGCATTCCATCGGTCGTGAATGATTTCAGACGCCGGAACGACGATGGAATTTTCCGTCACTTCCGACAGATTGTCCTTGCTCAATTCATAGAACACTAGCCCGCTTTCCGAGACGAGCGGCTTCACACGGCAAGGGTCAAGCACATATAGCGACGTCACGATACCGCGCCCATCACGCTGCTTCAGCGCATAGGTGTTGCCGCGAGACAGCTTCGAAATCAGCCACGACTCGACGAACTGAATGCGCGTCTGATAGCGGTTCGGTTTGCGAAGGACCGGCGCGAAGGCTGCCGCGTCGGCTTCTTCCCAAATCCCGCTCGACGACTTCTGAACGAGCTTCAGCCGCAGCTTCGCAATGTCGGACGAAATAATCGAAATGCAGCGGAACACCGCCCAATAAGTCAGCGTGTCCTCGAAGCGGACCTCGACGTTCTGCTGCCACGCGCCAGGGTATGATTCCTTCACGGTCGAACCGATGGGCCACCATGTAGGGCGGAATGCGTCCTGCATCGGCAGCGGGTTCGCTTTCGACAGCGTGATTTCAAAGCCGAAAAGTTTCATCTGCGGTCGCCTAGTCCTCGTCGTCGGTCTTTGGCTTTGCCGGGGTCGCTGGCTTCGCAGCGCCGAACACCGAACCCATGCGAGACAAGCCAGGGGGCGAACCTGCGGGCTTCACAGCCTCAAGCGCGCGCGTCTGGTAGGTCATAGACTTGGGGGTGTCTTTCGCCTTGGTCTTGGTCGCAGGCTTCGCCTTGCCCTTAACAGGCTTCTTCGCGACGGCAGGCGCATCGCTTTCGAAATAAGTTGCCCTTCGCATCTTGACTAAGCCGTCGGCAAGACTGCCGGGCAGCGATACCGGCTTGCCGTTTCCGCCCTTCATAAGCACCAGCTTTCTAGCCATGACGTTCGCCTTTCTGCGAAAGTTTGCGTCTCATAAAAAAGGCGGGGAAGTTTCCCTCCCCGCCTTCTTCAGTTCGGTAGTGCGTTTTCAGTCCTAGGC